AAATAATGTATATGGTTGAGATACTCTTAATCTTCCAAATGCATCAGTATTAGTTCCACCTATTGCAACATAAGCTGGATTACTAGGACCTGAATTTACATTAGAACAACTCATTAACAGCCAAACCTCATGTTAAACCAAGTAAATCTTTGTGTCTCTTGCACTTGTTCTTCTAGAAAACTTGTATTGAGTTGGTCTTTTAAAGTATCAATGGCTTGTATAATTTGTCTCTGTGTATCTTTATTATACACCTCTGATGGTTCTGGTACGTAAAAATCTATTTTTGCCATTATCTTCTTCCGTCTGGTTGTATATCTACTCTAAAAATACCATATCGCCAATTAGTATCTATAGCATCGTTCTCTATCTTAATACTAGCAAGTCTTGCGCGCCCGCGTGTATCTATCTTATCTGTACTAGAATTAACAGTAAAAGGACCTATAAATGTTTCACCCTGTGCGACTGTAGTATCTGCTGGATAAGATCTTAAAAACAATGTTACTTTACAATCACCGTCTAATGTTTTGAAATCAGGTATGAATCTCTTAACTGATAAGAAATATTCTCCATCTCCATCTATATCTAAATCAAAATCTCCTGATCTAATGTTTGCTGGTATTGCCGTTTCAACACCTGTAGTTGCTACTTCATTTACACCAACTTCATGTTCATAATAAACAGAAGCACCTAGAGATACACCATTTACAATTGGAAAGGTTGGCGTGGCTGCCGCGATATACTTAGTTGCATGAGGATAGTCATACACTGAAGCATCTGCCCATGTTGTTCTTGATTGAGAACCAATTGTTGAACTAGACATAGTGCCCGTTGTCCAAACTTTTTCACCATAATTATATGTTACTACTCTATCTATTTCAGAAGAGTTTGCTTTAGTATAGAACCACATTACTTCTTGGAATAAACTATTATGAGCTGCAAACACTGTTTCACTTGCATCATAATTAATTCCTAAGTTATCGCTTGTCGTTGTAAATACAAAATCCTCAACTAAACTTGGAACAGAAACAACCGTACCATCAAATGCAAAAAAGCCTCCAGAATCACCCATCCAGAACACAATACCTTGTGCAAAGACCACTGCATGCTGCCCAAGACATCCACAATTAGATCCAACTTTTCTAATACTAAATGTAAAAGGCGGCCCTACAAATTGCATTGAATAAGCAGCATCGTCTGTAAGTATTAATATATAATCTTTTGCTCTAACTGCTGCGACTATCCTAGTCCCAGCATCTAATCTAAACGTACCCGCTGTGTTTGTTGATGTTGGAGCATATACGTCATAATCCTCTTGATCAGAAAATCTAATTAACATTTTGTCTTGTTGACCACCAGGTAAAGACTCTGTAGTACCAAGATGTATCAAATGTCTATCTCTATCTGATACTATAGTCATAACAGAAGTTTGAGGCATAGATGCATTTATAACGGCTCTTGTTTGTAATGCATTTGCAGCTGATGGATCCCAAGTAAATGTAGGACCATTGTGCATTGTAGCTATTAATATTTGACCAAAGTTATCTAATGACCAGTTAGCAGGGTCCAATCTAATTGAAGTTTGCACTTGAGAAGCTTCTCCCCAACCAACGAAAGTTGCTGCATCATAAACGATTGCATTATCTGCGTGAGCTGCAGCTGTTGTTCCTTCTACTCCTCTAACACAACCTGTAAAATCTGTCGCAGTTTTACCAGTATAAGTTATTAATTCATCATCTATTAAAATAGTCCCTGTTGCAGCAAAACCTGTTGTAGAATCAACTACTATAGTTGCAGTTGAATTATTTATTCCCCCCATTACATTAATTGCAGTTTGAGTAACTGTTGAACTGAAACCACCCCAGTTAAATGTACCAAAACCAAACCCATAAGTTTGACCAAATGGACCAAAATCATAATAAGGATTGCACGTTGCAGTTCCAGAAGTTCCTGTTGCGGATGAAATTACAGGCATTGTAATTGTAAAAGTTCCTGATGTAGGTGTTGTTTTAACTTCAAAAGCATTTGTAAAATTAGCAGCTGAAAAACCTGTCGGAGGTGTTACTGCACTAAATCTTACAATTCTTCCAACTGTTAAACCATGTCCGGCTTTATTTACTGTAACAGTTGCAGATCCTGTTAATGTGGTAAATGTACAAGAAGTAAGTGGTGTGCTTAATGGTGTAATATCATAAAACGCACCTTCAAAGTAAATAGCTAATACCTTATTAGTACCTATTGCAGCATATCTATTACCGTCTAAATCTGACCATATCCATTGATTCCTAGCAGCGCCTACTAACGTGTCTGCTAATATTTCTGACCAACCTCCTATTTTTTCAGGGCTTCCATAACGAAAACGTACATTATCGCCATCAATCCAGCGACCTTCCGCCTGAGATGCAGTATCTTGTTTGTCAAATCCTGGTGCTACCGGTATTTTTTTTAAAGGCATAGGTGTTATTATACCTTATATATCAACTAGTTTAAATACTTGAATAATCTTTATAAAAATCAAAGTTGTTTAAATCTATGGAGGTTTTGATTTTATATGAGTATTTATGATACTCTTCTATTGGAACACTAGGATCATTACTATTTCTTAATAAATAAAATCCATCTTTAACTTCTTTACCCCACATACCGCTTTGCATATGTTTAGTTACAAATTCTTTTTTATAAGATAATGGTTCATGATTAAAATATTTATAAGGAAGAATATAAATAGAGTGTTTATTTTGTTTTAAACAATCTGATAACATTAGTGGACCTGATACAAACCTTACTAAATAATCATTTTCATCAGCTTCTTTTTTTAAAAAAGTATTAAAGTTTGGTATTAATTCTATTTTTTTTGTTCTATGCAAAGTTAGTTCATAACAATCTATCCAAAATGGATGATTGGGGACAGATGCCATTAAAGAATTTTGTACTAGTTCATCGCCAATTGATTCTACTAAAAATATATCTCCTTTTAATTCATCATAAAAATTATCATAACAATAGACGTCCATATCAATATAAATTCCACCATAATAATGAAGTAATAGATATCTAACACAATCTAATTGAAATATGTGAATTGGAAAATTTTTATACTCCTCATAAATTTGAGGATATTTTTCTTTTACAAAATTATCTAAACTATCGTCGTCCCAAAATTTATATTCAAAATCTTTAAAATGTTTTAAAGTAGATTGTTGACAATGTTTCCAAATAGGGTGCCATTCTTCTTTATTAGAATACGCTGTCTGATGAATTATTTTAGGAATCACTTTCCTTCTATTTTAGTATCCGTAAATGTCTGTTTATTAGCAATTTCTTCTTTCAATTTAATTTGCCAATCTATTACCATTTTTACAAGATTGTTACCAAAATGTTTTAAATTTTCATCTGTTAAATGAAGTTTTCCTTTTCTAAAAAGAATTAATCTTTCTTTCCAAGAAAATTCTATATCACAAGATCCGTTATCGTATTGTTTAAATTTCATTTGGTAAATATATATCCCAATTTTTATTATTACATATTTCTAAAGCTAAGTCAATTTTTTCAGGAATAGGAAAACCAGCTATATTAAATGAGGTATTTAATAAGACAGGAACCCCTGTTTTATTATAAAATTTTTTTATTAAATCATAGTAGTGTGGGTTAAATTCTTTTATTAAAGTTTGTATACGACAAGTTCCATCAACATGAACAATAGAAGGTATTAAATCTTTTGTTTTTTTTTTTGCATCAACAGCAAAGCTCATATATGGAGATTCTTTTAAAGAACCTATATCAAACCAATCATGAACATGCTCTAGTAAGATTGTACCAGCCAAAGGTCTCCACCATTCTCTACCTTTTTCACTATTTACAATATTTATAGCATTTTTATTTCTAGGGTCAAAAAGTGTAGATCTGTTACCAAGTGCTCTTGGACCCCATTCAGAATCTCCTTGAAAAATTATTAAAATTTTTTGATTTAGAATAACTTCTAAAGCTTCTTCAACTTTATAAATAATTTTCATAATATAAACAAACTCCTATAGCAGTTCCTGCATCAGTAGAAACAGGATCAACAAAAAAATTAAATTTTGGATATTTCTTAACATATTTAAAATTATTACTACAATTTTGAAAATAACCTCCAGACAAAACAAAATTTGTAATTTTTTTATATTTAAATGCTTTTTCAATAAGCCAACATGTTTTTTCAAATGAAATGTCTTGAGCTTGTTGGGACCATTCAATTTTTTCTTTATCTAAATTAAATTCTTGGCTTGTTTTTGAATAAGCTGCTAAACCCATTACTTTTCCAGGCGCATGTTTTAAATCAACTTTATTTCCAATCTGCTCGAACAAGTATCCCCCTAAAGATTGAGATGAATATATATATTCTGTTCCATTTTCAAATATTTTATAGACGTAATCTGAGTATTTAAAAACACTTAAATCAACAGCACAGTGTCTTAAATTAGACATGGACTGAAATTTTTTAATTATGTTTTTTTTGTTCATGTAAAAAATAGATTCCATTTCTTGATAACCAAGATACTTTTCAGATAATGCACCACCTCCGTCAATTATTATTGCCATTGCTTCATCAAACTTTGAAAAATAATATGCACAACAAGCATGGTGAACATGGTGATCGTATTTATTAAAATAAAACTTTGGATAATTAATTTGTTTTTGAATTTTTTTAATTATTTGATAATCTCTATTATGAGGCCTACCATAAGAAGAATAACAAACTATGTCGGGATTAAAATTTAATTTTTCATCTAAACAATTTAAAAAAAAATTTTCTACTGGGAAAGTGTTTATAGCAAAATTTTTTTTTAAATCAAATCTTTCTTCCTCATAAAGATTGGTGATTATTTTATTTTTTAAAAATGCTATAGAACAATTGTGACTTACATTGATTCCTAATATATTCATTAATTTCTTGATACTCCAAAAATAATTCTTTTGTCTTTAGCCCATTCTTTATTTGGACCATTTGCATCTACATAATGTAAGAATGTTTGTGCATGCCAATCTCCTTTAAAATTTTCTCTCCAGTGTTCTATTTCACATCCTAAATATATTGCAGCATCACCGGGTTCCATATTAATTTCTGTTCCATCCATGTATATTGGCCATTTATTTCCGTCTGATCCAATCATTACAGTAACGCTTATCTCACAAGAAGGTCTATCTCTGTGTTTTTTTAAATCTGCATTAACTGTATACATTCTCCAAAAAGCATATGTTGGAAGTAATTTTAACCCAGTTTCTTTTTGCATTAATTCTAATTTATTTACCATTAAAGATTCCATTAAAGGATCACCATAAAAATAAGTATCTCCATTGTCATTTTGAGAAAAATCAAATGAATCAAAATTTATTCTGTGTTTTATTCTACAGTAGTCTTTCAATAATTTTATTTCTTCTATTGTTAGAAAATTTTTAATTAATTTATATTTAAAATCTCTTATAGTGCCCATGCTACAACTGAATACCTTTTTCCTTTTGTTACTGGTTTTACTGTATGAGGGTATAAAAAATTACTTGGCCAAATAATCATTCTATTTGGTTTTACCTCCACTTCCCATTCTCCAGATCCATCTGGATTTCTAAAACAAAGATTACCCCCTTCATAATCATTGTTCAATAATAAAATACAACTCATAGTTCTTGGAATTGTTGCAAAATGATCTACATGCCAAGTATAAAATCCAGTATTTTCATATTTTAGAATTTCTATGTCAAAAATTTCACGATAATCATAGTCTAAAATATTTGCATCAAATTTGTATTGGCGCAAATTTTTTTGAAAAAAAAAACCTAATAAATTAAACCAATGTACAGTAGAAATAGAATTGCTTACATTTGATAGAGGCAATGTATATGTTTTCCTAACGTTAAAATCTGTTTTATTTTTATCTCCTCCACCAATTTTAGCTTCATTAAAATTAGAAACATTAGCAAAACGAATTAAACTAGATAATACATTCCAAGGTAAGACTTCATCATATATTTTTATAAAATTTTTTATTTCCATAATTTTTTTTTCCAATATTTATCTTTATAAATATTTAATATCTTCAGACCATAAAAAAGTCTGGAGTTTTGTATTTCTTTTTGTTGTCTTGATTTTAATTCCATATTCCAAGTATCTCTTTTAAAAGGTATTACTTGAACGTAAGGTGTTCCTTTTTTAATCGTTGTTTCTAATGTAGGATATTTATCTCCATTAATAACTATTGGAAAATTAACCTCATTTGGAAAAGTATCTGTATCTACAATTCCTGGTATAATAGAAAATCTATCATCTGAATTGTTTAAAGGAGGTACAAATAAACAAGAGTATCCTTTAGGAGTTTTTATTTTCCACGGGTTTAATATTTTATAAAATGGTAAATTTTTATTTTTATTAATTAATGGAGATCCTTCTAATTGTTTTATTGGATGAGTATCAAATCCTGAATTTAAATTAACATGTTTTGCATTAAGTAGCTGCGATTGATCATGTAGTCCAAAAGTTTGAAAACTATCTTTAAATTCTTCTTTTTCATTTTTATTGTCTACATTATGGCGAACATAAAAATCTTGTGGTATTTTTAATAAGTATCCAGAAGTTAAGGTATCTAAAAAAGGAATACATCCTTTAATTGTTTTATTTAAAATAGTGTGTTCTAATTTTTTATACCATTCAGGAATATTTAATTTTATAGGAGTTGGATAATCTTCCTTAAGAGCAAAATAATCCTCGTGGGCACTAAATTCAATTGTTTTATTAAACATATTAGTTTAATAATAATATTTAGGGTAATTGTAAAGGATTAAATGATGGTTGTCCTAAATCATTAAAATATTTTTCTAATGATGTAGTTAAAGGATAATTAATATTATCTAAATTTAAATTATTTAATTGATTATAATAATTATTCCAACGACCTAATAATGGATGACTAGGATTATTAACTGTAAATTGTTTTATTTCATTTTTAAAATTATCTATGTAATTTTGCAGTCCTTTTTTATTTTGAAACGAAGGGTTTGCATCAAGGTATGTAATTGTATTATTATTATATTTATTTGGAAATTTACTTCCAAATTTAATTAGATCAAAACTATATTGAGAATCTTCAATTATTTTAAAGTTAGAATCACTAGTATTTAAATTATTAAAATCACTTTGATTTTCTGCAATTTTATAAAGTGTGTTTTCAATATTGTCTAAATTTTTTCCAAAAATAAAATATGCCATATTTATGTTCCGTTATTTTCAAAAACAACCATAAGTCCAGGACTTCCACCATTTCCTAAGTTAGTTCCTGTTACAAAAGTTCTATTAATACCAGCTAAAGAAACTCCTGGTTGATTTCCAGGATTTCCAGGATTTCCAGGATTAGTAAAATTTGCACCATTACCAGCATTACCACCGTTAACCGTCCCAACATTAGCAATTGATGTTGCACCACCTGCATTACCAGGTGACCCTGCTGGTGCGTTATTAGCTCCAGTATTACCCGCAGCTCCAACAGCAAAAGGTTGTGCAAATGGTTGAGTTATAGGTTTATTGTAAAATCCAAATCCACCAGCTCCTCCAGACCCCCCAGCATTCTCAGGTCCGAATGGTGACTGGTTTGCACCTGCTCCTCCACCACCTGCATACAGGTAAACCCCAAGTCTGTTTGTAGATGGACTTGCAGTAAATGTGCCGTTTGAAGGACCAGTTGTAAACGTTGTTGGTACAAATCCACCAGCACCACCTGATCCAGAAGATGCACCAGTAAGACGTCCATCAGCATCAACTGTAATTGTAGCTGCTGTATAGGTTCCCGGAGTAACCGCCGTATCTATTAATTGGCTTGATCCAACAGAGTTAGCTGCTAGTTTTGATTGAGTAATTGTTGATTGAGTAATTTTAATTGCTGTAACTGCATTTGTTGCAAGTCTTGTTGTTGTAACGGCAAACGATGCAAGTCTAGCTTCTGTTACTGCAAATGAAGCAAGTTTAGCAGATGTAACTGCTAGATTTGCAATTGAAGCAGTAGCAACTGTTCCAGATAATGTGCTTAAGTCAACTGTAAAAATTTCTGTTCCATTTGAATATAAAATTTTAATTCCTTTATCAGTTGCAGACCAAATTGTACCAGAAGATCCAAAAGCAGTTGTTTTAAATTGAACTTGAAATGCACCTGATGTGCCATTTGATATAATCCAAGTTTTTTCAATTCCTTCTGGAACTGTAACTATTTGATTTCCAGTAATTGTTCCTGTTAATTTGATTACGATATTTCTTGCAACAGATAATGTTGGTGAATTTGCTATAGTTAAATTTGTAGTTTGTGCACCACCTGCTATACTTTGTTCTCCGTATCCAGCAATAGCTTGTTGGATTACGTTTAAGTTATCATTAGTCTTATCACCCCAGGTACCAGCATTTTCGCCAGTGACCATTAATTCTATTTTGAGGTCTGTAGAATAAGTTGATGCCATTTATGCTCCTATATAATTATTTAAATAATACATTTAAGCAGCTAAGTCAACTGGAGTCCAAATATTAGAAGCCCCTGTTTGTACTTCTGCCCACGCCGTAATACTAGCAGATCCTGTACTTATATTCAAGCGTGATCCTGTTACATTTACAACAGCATTTCCAGTGGTTGTTTCCTGCCCTACTGTTAAGTTTATTCTAGATCCTGTTACATTATATCCAGCTTCATAATTAACTTGTCCAGAAGTTAAATTAATTCTACTTCCAGTTACGTTAACAGTAGCATTTGCTGAAGTATTTTCGTTACCAATAAGTACGTTAATTCGAGACCCTACAACATTTACTGGAGTTATTGTTCCACCAACAGCTTGACCAGCTATTGTGTTAATTCTTGTTCCAGTTACAGGAACAACAACATCAACCCTAATAACTACTGCTGCTAAACCCTCTGTTATGTTAAGTCTAGAACCTGTAACACTTACATTTGCATCTGCTTTTGTTGTTACATTATTAAGGTAAATTATTATATCATCATCTTCGTCTACGTTTACAGACTCATTACCATCAGCATTTGTATCAACAGGATGAACAAAAGTATTTAATCTTCTTCCTGTAACAGGTACAATAATATCATTATCTAAACCCCATGGAACAATACCCCAACCAGAAACACCCCAACCAGCATCTGGTTGAATATCTACTGTTACATCACCTTCAGTTAAATTAATTCGACTTCCTTGAACATTGACAGGAGTATTTACTTCAGCAGTAACACTATTAATTTGAGTGTTAAGTTGCAATCCTTGTTCAGTTACATTTGCATTAGCTTGAGTGGTAACTGATGAAATATTAGTATTTAATTGTTGACCTTGAGCAGAAATAGCAACATCTATTTTTATAGTTTGTAATCCGTAAAATACATTTGCTTGAAGACCTGTTGCAAGACCTTCGTTTCCTGTTACACCCCAAGTAAGTTCACCCCAATCATTAGAACCCCACCCAGTGTCGAAAACAAATTGAACACCACCCACAGAAAATGTAGCTGATAAATTTTCTCCACCAAAATTTTGAGCGCCAAAGTTATCTTGGCCGAAACCTATGACGCCAGGTGACGATACAGATACTGTTATGTCCGCCACCTGAGCCTCCTAAAAATTATGCGTTACCAATTCTTATAATTGCAGCGCTAGTTGTAAATGCTGGGAACTGAACAGTAAATGTTCCAGCAGTTGCGGTTTTTGCTCCGCCAAAATCTAATACACATACTGCAGGATCACCTGAAACTGTGTCGTTATAAATTAATGCACCTTGAGCAGTTAAAGTAACTCCTGTCCAAGACACGTTTGCAAAATTTGTAATTGCTACAGCACCTGATACTTTAACACCAGAATTAACTAATGCTTTTCCACCAGCAGTATATCCTGAAGATGATACTTCTTGTGAAGATGTATAAGATGTTGTTGATGCACCTAATGTTGCATCTGTTTGATACATTGCAAGTTTGAATGTATTACCAGTCGATGCTGTAAAATTGTGAATTGCTCTTAGGATTTGTCCTTTGAACGAATTTGCAATTGCGTTTGTTGTTATAGCCATGTTTTCTCCTTAAATTATGGTTCAATACTTCTTGGTGATGGTGAATTAATTTTAATTCTTGGTACACCATCATCATACTCACCTCTGCGTCTTCTACCCATTTGTTGAA